AATATTTTTAAACTGCAAAGAACTTAAAGTTGTTTGGTCAGCATCTCGGTATGCTCTCAGACCTGAAAACTCATAGTGCTCTTCGGGGTCATTCGTGGCGGATGCCGTAATGCTTCGGTCATTAAACTGATTATTATAAATCATGGGTCCAAAAGCAAAAGAGAGTGCATCGTGCCCTCCTCCAGACATACTCAAATCAAATTTGAGAGGATTCTTGTAGTCTAGCCAGAAATTATGAAAGCCTAATCCAAACTTGGCAAAAATCATATCCTTTTCGTCAAACCGAAGGAAACTATAGTCTTTCTTTCCTCTTCTTAGTGAATAGTCTAGGAATATCTGAGAGGGTGATTTGGTAAATTGCTTTCGTTTTTCATTACTACTACTACAATCAAAGAGTTCTTTTACTCCTCTATATGGGAACATGCTAGAAACAGGGACACCTAAAAACTCAGCTGCAGGAGCTACAGATGCGATAGAGTTATTCTGAATAAAGGGGGAGTTGGAGGGGTCATAGACTCCACTTAGAGATTCTGCTTTCGGGCTAACAAAATTTTGCCCAGAGAAATTAAACCCTTTTGGAATATAATTAATGTCTCCTCCCCCAACACCTAAGAGGTCCTGATGTCCGGAGAATGCAAAAGCGTTGGATATTGGCGCAGCTCTACCTTCCCGGTTATAATCAGACCCACTGAGAAGATATCGATAATTCCTTCTCCTCATTGAGTTTCGTTGTAACCCATCAGCAGGTTCCCAGAATACAGGTTCTACACGAAGGTTAGCTATGCCCAACACACTTGATTCGGAAGCAGCTGTCGTGTAACTTTCGTACGACCTATATGCGTAAGCAGCAAACCAAACAGTAGGACCCACTAAAGCAGAGACGCTTAGAGAAGAGGTTGAGGATACTCCTATACTTCCTCCATCAGAAGGGTATTCAAAATCTTCCTCATGATAATGCCATGCAGTACCCGAAGCCAATGTCGAATCATTATTAGCAACTAAAATTTTATTTACAATATTAACCGACTGACTAAACTCCGCCTGCTCTACAGTAAACGCTATCTGCTTATCTCTCTTGTCCCCTACTGAAGCTCTGTACCAGAAAGATATTCTATATCTTTCACCTGGAGTAAAAAGATTGGGGTCTAGGAAGATATAGTTCGCTCTAGTAGGCAAAGCCGCACCTAGTGTTTCCTCAGCACTACAATACAACCCTACATCTCCAGAAAGTCCGGCTCCATCTCCAGCGGAAACAAAAGAACTTACAGTTTGGGGAGCATCATCAGCTGCCCATTCACTCTGGAAGGAGCCATACCTTCTTACAGTTTCATAGATAGCAATACCTCTTCTTTGGTATATATTCAGTGTCGGGTACTCCTCCTCATCAGGAATATCTGTATTAATATCTAAAGGGTCATAAACAATATAGTTACCGTCACTATTTTTTTCGTTCCATCTACAAGTTCCTCCTCTCAAAGCAGGCTCATCTAAAAGGTTTCTTCCGCTTGTTCCAGGGAGATACCTGTTTTCTATTGTTGTCGTAGGAGGAAGAGGATTGTTTACAATTTTTGCAAGCCCGCCCATACCTTGTGTTCCTATCCAGGAAGACACGATGTTGTTTTGCATCGCAACGGTATTAACTTCTTGAAGCTGCCCTTTTATCACGACGCACATGCGGGAGTCGGAGTTATGCCACTCAGGTTTATACAAGTCTCCACTTAGAGGAACACCTTCATAAATACGAGAAACAGTATGGAGAGGAGTATAGTTGTAGATAACATCAGATATTCCCCTTAAATCCTTGGCAGTAATCCCTTGTGCCCCTGAAAATGCATTGTCTGGAAGAAGTAAATACAGATTGGAGGATTTAGAATTCCAATAATCCATTACGGATAATTCCTGATTAATCCCAGCAGTTAATACTGAAGAAAAATTAGGAGGAATAGCATTCCCAGAGGTAAAGAATTTTAAATAATTATTATTTCCAAAGAAGAAATCAGCGGTCTCCTCGGTTCCTAAGGTAGTAGAACTTATAATATAATTTTCTAGTTCTCCCACCCACCCGGAGGAAACTTGAAAGCCGAAACTAAAGTTGTCTTGGCAATCCCCCTCTAATGCTTTCCTTAACCAAAAGAGAACCTCGTCTGTAATTTGGGTTGTTTTATAAAAACTCTCATACTCAAAAGGGGGAACAGCTAATGTGTAACCACCTCTAGCCTCAAAACCTACACCATGTGAAATATCCTCAAGATTTTTATTATTAAATCGCAAAAACTCTGTGTTCTTATTAATAAATTCTAAAATTGCATCTACACAAAATCTAATATTTTTATCATGGTCATTAGGGTCTATATTAATTGTTAGTCCGGAGACATTCCCTATTTGTGTTTGTAGATACTTAGATAAAGTAGAGGCATCTTTACATGTAGGGGACTCAGTTTTAAGAGTATAGTAGATTAAGTTAGGAAGATAAGATTCCCAACAATCCCTAATATCTGACGAGGCATTAAAAGAAGATACGTCTTTTGGGAAAACTGTTTTAATTGCGTTAACTAAAGACGCACGTGTTCCTGTTGATTTATAAGTGTATACTGCTTGAGCTAGTTGCCCTCGCCACATAGACACATCATCACCTAAAAACTTCCACCCAATAACTGAGGCGAGGTGTTCCAGAAATTCAGGAGGACAACGCTCTATATCGAACAGGTCCTGCATGTTCTCCATAATCATATCCAAATCATAGAAAGCCCACGAAGCCGCTTTCATGAACTTTGTATAAGGACCTGAAGAATCAAACTTAGAATAAATTAATCCAGACCCTTCTAAAGCTTCTAAGGAATTCCTTAAGAAAGGAGAGTCTTCGTCTTCTTTTGATAACCATACCGAAAGAAGAGTCTTAATTCTATCAAGCTCTTGAAGCCCAGAAGCATACCGTATGGAGGAAATACTCGACTCAGAATCTTGAAACTCAGGAGGTAGGTACCTACTGAAGGATGTGACATCATCTCTATTACGCCAAAGGTACTCAAACAAACATTCAGCACCATCCTGTTCAGTAAACTCTGCCTGTGGAGAGTACATTGCACTAGTAATGTAATCAGCTAGGACTGCTGAAAGTTGGGTAGTTGCTCCAGTATGAGAACCGGTATTAAGCATATACATTAAACCTAAACTATCAACTAAGGAAGTTTGTACTTCCGAGGAAGTTGAGTAGTTATTATTAGGGTCAGCGGATGCGCCTGATACAAACTGTACTGTTGGATTATTGAGGACCGTCGCAGGTAAAATTACCGAGGACAGATAATTTTTAAAATCATTCTCATTAGTAAAACTTCCAAAATCTTTATTAAATCTTGAAAGCAAATTGTGTTCAAAATCACGAGGAGTTACACGCGTTAATTTATTTTCAGGAAGAAAAAAAGGCTTAATAGCACTTGTCGGATAAAGGGTCGTCCCCCCACTTACTACATTAAAAAACTCAGTGTATTCATTAACCGCTAACAAATATTTTCCAAGAAGACGATACGAAGTATCCTCTACCTTCTTTTGTTCTGCTTCTTGGGAATTGTATACATCAGGAAGAAGCTTGGTTATCTTCTCCACATAGTTGTATTTAAATACATCTTCATTTCCGCGGTATGGCATTATACAAATTCAAAGTTGAGTTCAAAGTTATTCAGTTGAATAATCTCATTAAAGTTTACATAAATATCCTCATCATAATTAGTTACCTTAAAGAATCGAACATCAGGATTCTGCATAACAAAATTTGCTAGTTCGGGAAACCTTAATGGCTTTCCGAAATCCATACTATCGTAGGAAAGATAAGAAGTAATTCTTTGGCTTACATCAGCTTTTACATTCTCTTGAACTGCTGATTTATTTCTATCTAGATAGACAGTTACTACTAGGTCTAACGTTCTAACCAACCCATCAACAATGGTTAGTTCATCTGTAATCATCTTATACTCGTTGAGATGATTTAGTAAATCCCCTTTAAATGCAAGCGAACCTCGTTGTAGTTGAGTGTCTGTAGCCTTTGCCAAAGTGTAAATATCTATCATATTTCCCCCCGCGCCACTTTGTCTAGCTACGGCTAAGGCTTTTCCTGTCTGTCCTGCGACTGAGGCGAAACTATTAGCGATGGCGGTATAGTCTTCTCCCGTTACAGCTCTATATTGGGATTTAAAAAAGTAAGGAGCGTACTTCTTTGCATGGGCTACCGACTCAGCATTGGCACCGCCAGCAGCTACAGTAGTGTTTATTACCGTGCACTCTACACTATCACTTCCGTTTTTAGTTCCCTGGACCTGATTTCGAATGCTTCCCTCAACAATATCTCCTCGATTACCTCCTCCTGTTCTATAGAATACTGTAAAATCTTGACCGTTGGCAGGGTTCTTTCCTCTGATGTCGTCTCCAAACAAAAGACTGCAAGAATAATCATCATTATAAATCTTCTCGAATACAGCATCAGCACTTCCTGAAGCCAGACTTAAGTTTTCTATTTCATTATATATTTCATCACCAGCAGAAACAAAAACACTACCTTCAATTATCGATGCTTTAGGTACCCTAATCCTTTTTTGTGTTTGGGCAGTAGAAAAGGTCCCATTT